AAGCAACAGCTTTTATTATTGTATCAGCTGAAATCGCAGAAAACGCTGTTGCTAAATTTGTACCAGATAATCCTGATATAGAATCAGTGCCACTATTGCCACCATAAGCAGCTGATAAACCAGTAACACTACCAGTAGTATATGATATCAAACCCGTTGATTCTTTTTTGGTAGTTATTTCATAATACAATCGGCTCCTTTCTTCTTCGACTGCGTCGATATCAGAATCTTCAAATCCAGTGTCTATTTGTCCGTTAGGAGCTCCAAAATCTAAATAAAAGTGGCCAGCATCATGGTTGAAATTAAAGCTCCTTACAGCTGGAGAAACAACAGGATATACCAGCGCAGTGTATTTTGTAGTAGTCGTACCATCGCTTGCGCCGTATGGTAGCCTAGATACATATACATTAGCATCGCTGTTAAATGTTTGTCTAACACTGTGATAAAAGTATCTTTCTGCAGCGTTAGTTGGTTTACCGTAAATATCTTCGAAATCAGCGAATGTACCGACGTTGAGAATTTCATCTGTAGGACCCTGGTTAGAAAACCCGGGTATAAATACACTAGTACCTACTGGTTCAGCGGGTCGTTGTGTAAGATCAATTTCTCTGATTTCTACACCTGGAGATTGAATTGTTCTTCTTGACATAGTATAACTTTCTTTAATTATTTATGAAATCTGATACCCCTATAATAAAAAAAGCCCGCCGAAGCGGGCTTTGTGATTGATTACGTTATAATTATTGTCCAATAAGCTCTTCAAAATTAACATCATTATTAACAGCATAGAAGTTAACAAGGATGAATTCTGCAGCTCTCACAGGTTTAATGTAGATATCAACAATCAATTCGTTATTTTCTATACGAGCTGATGTGTTGTTTCTTTCATCGCATACGATCAAATAATCATAAACACCTTCAGTTTGCTTAGCATTCTCAAATATAGGTGTTAAAGTATTAACAACCTTAGTTCTAGTTAAGAATGTGTTAGGCTCAAATATGAAGTATTTGATTGTCTCTTTAGTACGCTTTTCAAGATCTAAGAATAATCTGCGAACATTAATTCTATCAAAAGCGGTCGGCTTTCTTTGTAATGTCTTTTGGCCAAAAACTATAGTACCTTCATTAGGAAACTTAGTTATTGGATTAATTGCAATTCTGTATAATTGGTCTCTTTGACGTTGAGTAGGACTAATTGCGATGTCGTTGATACCTCTTACAATACCTCTAGTATAACCAGCTGGGGCATACCAAGGCGCAAAGTTAGCGTCATTGCGAGCATAAATTCCTGCTGCATTACCAGAAAATGGAACCCATACTTGCTTATCTGCATTTGCATCATAAACCTTTACCCAGTTACCATAAACTGCAGCATAGTTACTATTAGCAAACCCAAACTGATGACGTAATGGCCAATATACATGAGTACTGAAGTTCTTACCTTTATCGTCAAGAGCTTTTGAATTCTCTCCTTGTACAAATATATGTCTCAAAGGATCAGCAATAAAGATATGATCTTTACGAGTTTCTCTTGCGAATTGTTCAAATATATTGAAAACCGTTCTATAGTCATCTCTAATACTATCGGAACTATTCTCATTTGACATATTTTCATTAATAGTATAGAAGCCAGTTGGGTTATTTACACTCTCATTACCAAGCGCTAAAAACTCAGTATCATCAAAGGCACTTAACGAATTTACTGTTTTAGAACTATTTTTAATTGTTGCATGTATTGTACCTAATCCAGCTTCAATTGAAACATCAATAGCAAACTGATCTACATTAGATGCAATGTTAAATATACGATCTAATTTTGCAGGAATATTACCTATATGTTTTGACCTATTGTTAGTATTAACATAAGAACCAAAACCAACAATACCAGGGGTTGTACTATAGTTGCTAAGAGAACTTCCTCCACCCTCAGTATAAAACCCATGTTGAATTTTTGCAGAACCATTGTCTTCTTGTTGTAAAACTCTTACAAACTTTCTAGGAGCATTTCCAGTAGGGGATGTCCAATCTCCATACGCAGTACTTATATTAGGGTTTACCAGTATTTTAATATTAGCTGAGTTATCATCTTGTTCTTCTAAAAAGAATGACTTACGTTCACCGCCATTTTCGTTTTGTACTTTTCTGTATGAATTCAATGAACCAGTATAACCTTCCGCTAAAATATAATTTAGATTTAGGTCGTTGTTTGAAAATGGTGTTATTCTTACTTTGAATAAACCAAAAGCAATAGTGTCTACAAACTCACCTCCTTGAATATTAAATCTTGGAATCTCTTCAAGAGTTCTGCTAATGTTACGAACATTTGAAGTTGAACTAGCGCTCAACGTATAATCTAGTCTGGAAGTTGGTACAGTTTGATATTTTGCGGGGGTGATAACCTCATTAGCGGCGCTTACAGTATACTGAAAATGAGCAGCATCATAATTAGTCGCTGGATTTATATTAGTGCCATCAACTATACCTGCGTAATAACCTTCAAAACTATTATTAACAGTTGTTTTAGCAGTATTAAGAACTATCAGGCCGGCTCCATCAAAATCCGTCGCGGTGAATGTTTTACTACCACCATCAGCGCCGTCATCAGTCCAAGTGAAATTTCCATCGTTGATATTATTAAATTCTGTTTCTGTAAGAGGAACTAATGTTGGATTACCGAGTATATAATAATTTGCATCAGATAATAAAAGGTTAGTACCAGCTCCTTCCTTAAATACCTCTCCTGATATTACAGTCTGACCTGCTATCGCTGCTAAAGAAGAATTTGATGCGATAGTTATTACACCTGAGCTAATAGTGCCTTCTGCTTCAACAGAAGTATAAGATATTCTATCGTTAGAGTCTCTAGTAACAACTTCAAAATAATAAGTTTTTGTAAGTCCATCAGTTTGACCGGTCGAGCTCGTAGTGACTTGAGTACCACTATCAATTGATGTAACCGTAAATGTGTCAGGGCAAACAACAGGATATACTAATGCTGTATATTTGTTAGCGGCTTCACTAAGACCGTTACCAGAGCCATAAGGTAATCTGGAAACATATACATTAGCATCACTATCGAATGTTTGTCTAACACTGTGATAGAAATATCTTTCTGCGGCGTTAGTTGGCTTGCCATATATATTTTCGAAATCAGCGAATGTACCAACATTTAAGACTTCATCCGTAGGGCCTTGATCTGAAAAACCTGGTATAAAAACACTTGTACCAAGAGGTTCTGCAGGTCTCTGCGTTAAGTCTATTTCTCTGATTTCTACACCTGGAGATTGAATTGTTCTTCTAGACATAGTATAACTTTCTTTAATTATTTATCGATTTATGTTATTGATTTTGTTAAAAGTTTATTTTAATATAAATATATGAAGGGTATAATCTTAGCAGGAGGAAGTGGTACAAGAGTGTATCCTAATACCAAATCTTTATCTAAACAAATCCTACCAGTATATGATAAACCAACTATCTATTATCCTCTCTCTACTTTACTTAAATTAGGGGTAAAGGATGTTTTAATTATATCTAATAAGGTACATACTTTTCTAGACCTTCTTGGGGATGGTTCAAACTTAGGTATTAATATTTCATATAAAGTACAGAATGAACCTAGAGGTATAGCAGAAGCTCTAATAATAGGTGAACAGTTTATTGGTAATAGTAATGTAGTATTAGCGCTAGGGGACAATATTTTTACAGGTATTAATTATAATCCTCAACCCGGAGCAACAATTGTAGGCTATAAAGTTAGTAATCCTCAAGATTACGGAGTAGTTGAGTACGATGAAGATTTAATTGTAACTAATATCATAGAGAAACCAGAAACCCCTAAAAGCAATGTAGCTGTTACTGGATTATATTTTTACGATGATACCTCTCCAGATCGAGCCAAAGCTTTAAAGCCCTCAGGTCGTGGTGAGTTAGAAATTACTGATCTTAATAAAAGTTATCTCGAGTCTGGAGATTTAAATTTATCTATATTAAATCCAGAGCATGCATGGTTTGATACAGGAGATACAGATCAAATGTTTGAAGCTACAATGTATATAAAAAGTATACAGAATAGAACTAATCAGATGATTGGTTGTATAGAGTTAGAATCTTACAAAGCAAATAATATTGATAAAGAAAAA